TGCGAAGAGAACCTGCTGCCCGAGCTGGCTCGCCTCAGTGACCGCAATCGTCACACCTTCGGCGAGGACTTCGCCCGCCGTGGCGACCTCACCGTGTTCACGCCCCTGCAGATCGATCTGCTGCTGCGCAAGCGCGTGCCGTTCCAGGTAGAGCTGCGCAACCTCACCTACGAGGCGCAGCGCGACATCATGTTCTTCATCTGCGGTCGACTGCCCCGTCTCAGCGGCCTGGCGTTCGACGCCACCGGTAACGGCGGCTATCTCGCCGAACAGGCTGCGCTGAAGTACGGCACGGGCATCGTCGAGCAAGTGCAGCTTTCCCTGGCTTGGTATGCGCTATGGATGCCCAAGCTCAAGGGCGAGTTCGAGGCGTTCAACATCCAGATCCCGCGTCATCAGAACACTCTGGACGATCTGCTCTCGATCAAGGTCGAGAAAGGCGTGCCAGTGATCGACAAGGGCCGCACCAAGGATCTGGAGAGTGCCAGCTCGAAGGCCAAGCGCCACGGCGACTCGGCGATCGCCCTGGCCATGGCCGTGCGGGCCAGCTTCATGGAGGGCGGCCTGATCGACTTCACCGCCGTCCCGCGCCACAGCCGTGGCTTCGACAACGTGAGCAGCAACGACGATATCGACCTACCGGAGCCTTCAGCATGGTGACCACGTCCCGCATCCTCGGCCCGGATGGCCAGCCCATCCGCATTGGCGAGCTGCGCGAACCGCAGACCGCCCACCTCACCAGCCTGCACCATGAGGTGGGCAACCACCCCTCGCGCGGCCTCACTCCATCGCGCCTGGCGCAGATCCTCGACGCCGCCGAGCAGGGCGACATCGTTGGCCAGTACGAGCTGTTCGAGGACATGGAGGAGAAGGACGGCCACATCATGGCCGAGATGGGCAAGCGCCGCCGCGCCGTCCAGGGCCTGGAGTGGCAGATCGTGCCGCCAGACAATGCCAGCAAGGCCGAGAAGGATGCCGCCGCGACCTTGAGCAGCCTGCTCGATGGCCTGGATGACTTCGATGACCTGGTGTTCGACCTGACCGACGCGATCGGCAAGGGCTTTGCTTGCCTGGAGTTCGATGGCTGGCAGCGCACGGATGGCACCTGGTTGCCGAACAGTGCCATTCACCGCCCGCAGTCCTGGTTCCAGCTGGTACGTGGTCAGCACCAGGAGATCCGCCTGCGTGGCGCCGCCGGCGGCGAGGCGCTGCAGCCGTTCGGCTGGATCGTGCACACCCACAGGGCCAAGTCCGGGTACCTGGAGCGCTCGGCGTTGTTCCGCGTCCTGGTGTGGCCGTACCTGTTCAAGAACTACAGCGTGGGCGATCTGGCCGAGTTCCTGGAGATCTACGGCATCCCCATGCGCGTGGGTAAATACCCGTCTGGCGCGACCGAGAAGGAGAAGCTGACCCTGCTGCGCGCCCTGGCCGCGCTGGGTCACAACGCCGCCGGCATCATCCCGATCGGCATGGAACTGGACTTCCTCAACGCCGCCCAGGGCGACCCGGCCGCCTTCCAACTGATGATCGACTGGTGCGAGCGCACCCAGAGCAAGGCCATCCTCGGCGGCACGCTGACCAGCCAGGCCGACGGCAAGAGCAGCACCAACGCCCTGGGCAACGTGCATAACGAAGTGCGACAGGAGCTGCGCGACGCCGATGCCAAGCAGATCGCCATGACGCTAAGCCAGCAGCTGGTGTACCCGATCGCCGTGCTCAATAACCTGGCCAGCGACTGGCGCCGCTGCCCGCGCCTGAAGTTCATCACCCAGGAGCCGGAGGATCTGGCCTACTACGCCGAGGCGTTGCCCTCGCTGGTGAAGATGGGCATCAAGATCCCGCGCCAGTGGGCCCAGGAGCGCCTGGCGATCCCGGAGCCGGACGGTGACGAGGACATTCTGGTGGTGGCTGCCGAGCCGGTTACGCCACCTGCCGCGCCTGAGCCCGTGCCTGGCAAGGCCGTGGCCACCGCGCTAACCAAGGCGCCGGCCACTGCCGCCGAGCAGCTGGACGACACCCTGCAGCCAATCACCGGCCAGTGGATTGAGCACATCCGCAACCTGGTGCAGCAAGCCGAAAGCCTGGAGCAGATCCGTGATGGCCTGATCGAGCTGCTGCCCGACATGAGCCTGGAACAGTACGCCGACGCAATGGCCCAGGCACTGGCGGCGGCCGCCCTGCAGGGCCGAGTGGACATCCTGCAGGAGGCCGCCAGTGGCCGTTAGCGCGACCTCTCTGCCGTTCAGCGAGCAGGTCGAGTTCTTCCGCCGCAAGCTCAACCTGCCCACCGAGAGCTGGACGGACGTATACGGCCGTGAGCATGACTATGCCTTCGTGGTCGCCGGTGCCAACCGTGACGACCTGGTGCGCGACTTCCGCCAGGCCGTGCAGAAGGCGATCGACGACGGCGGCACGCTGGAAGCCTTCCGCAAAGACTTTGACCGCATCGTGGCCAAGCACGGCTGGAGCTATAACGGCGGCCGCAACTGGCGCTCGCGGGTGATCTACGAGACCAATCTGCGCAGCAGCTACATGGCTGGGCGCTACGAGCAGCTGATGGCGGTGCGCGAGCAGCGGCCGTTCTGGCAGTACATCCATAGTGATGCCGTGGAGTTCCCGCGGCCGGAGCACCAGGCATGGAACGGGATGATCCTGCGCTGGGACGATCCCTGGTGGCAGTACCACTTCCCGGTCAATGCCTGGGGCTGCCAGTGCAGCGTGCGAGCGCTGAGCATGGATGACCTGGTACGCATGGGCCGCACCGGCCCGGACACGGCGCCGCCCGTAGTCTGGGAGCAGCGCACCATCGGCCAGCGCAGCGCCAATGGCCCGCGCACGGTCACGGTGCCGCAGGGTATCGACCCTGGCTTCGAGTACATCCCCGGCCGGGCCAGGCTGCACAGCGCGGTACCGCTGCCGCGTCTGGATGAGGAGCTGATACCCGCTACCGCGCCGGGCTTGCCCAACCGACTGGCCAGCGAGCCGCTACCCGCGCCGCGGCCGTTCCCGGCAGAGCGCCTGCTGCCGGATGGGCTGAGCGATGAGGCTTATGTCAGCAGCTACCTGGCCGAGTTCGGCGCCACGCTGGAGCGGCCGGCGGTGTGTCGTGACGTGCTCGGTGAGCGGTTGGTCATGGGCAAAGAGCTTTTCCTGGAGCGCAAGAGCGGCCAGCTCAAGGCCAACAAGCGTGGCCGCGGTCGCTGGCTGCGCCTGCTGGCCGATGCGCTGAAGGCCCCCGATGAAGTGTGGGTGCGGCTGGAGTGGCTGGGTGCGCTGGGCAAGGCGGTGGTACGGCGCCGCTACCTGGCTCGCTTCCAGGTAGCCGGCGAGCTGCAGCCGGCGCTGGCGGTATTCGAGGTGGGTGATGACGGTTGGGTCGGGGTGACCACATTCGCACCGGAGGATGGCGCGTATGTGGAAGGGCTGCGGCAAGGTGTGCGTCTGTACAGCCGAGAGGAATGACAAAACCCGGCGCTGCCACACCGGGTTCACCGCGAGCGTAGGATTGGAGGCCCTGGCAGGGGCTGCTCGCTCGATCGGTTGACGTCAGTATAGGAGCAGAAAATGGCCGGGGCCACACTGGAGTTCGATAGCGCTGCCGCATTGGCGGTGATCAACGAGGCGGCCCAGGCCATGGGCAACCCCGAGCCCATGCTGCGAGACATGGGCGAGTACCTGATGATCGCCCACGACGCCCGCTTCGCCAGCCAGACGGCCCCCGATGGCACGCCCTGGACGCCACTTTCGCCCCGGTACCGCCGGCGCAAACGCAAGAACCAGGACAAGATCCTGCAGCTCGACGGATATCTGGCCAATACTCTGCGCTACCAGGTTGGCGGCAACGAGCTGGTGTTCGGCAGCAATCGCCCCTATGCGGCCATCCAGCACTTCGGCGGCGAGATCCAGTTCGCCGCCCGCAGCCAGCAGGCATACTTCCGCCAGGGCAAGGATGGCGAGGTGGGCAATCGGTTCGTCAAACGCCGGGCCAGCAACTTCGCCCAATGGGTGAGCATGGGGCCGTACAGCATTCGCATCCCTGCAAGGCCATTCCTGGGTACCAGCCAGGACGATGACTACGCTCTGGTCGGAATCGCCATGAAATACCTGCTTTCTGCGGCGAGCGCCTGAGAGGCCCTGTAAGGCGTTTTGCGGGGTTTACCCGCCACGGATGCCCCAGCAGGTAGCGGAACAAGGCTCTATGCGCAAGATTTCGCGTTTATAAACACAACCATGCGGGCCCCTCAGGCCGAGATTAGCCAAGTCCCCCCGAATTAAGTTTTTGCCGCGTCCAAAAGACTCTCGCGCGACATCGCCCGACCATGGGCGCATGAAAACGAAACGTCTCCCCCTCGCTGTTGCACTCGCCGCCTGTTCCTTCGAGCTGGGCAAGCCCGACGCCGACAACACCATCTGGCTGCAGGTAACGCCTGTTGGCCATTTCACGCCTTCCGATGGCCGAGAGATCAAAGTGCCGAGCTGGCACATTGACCAGGCGGTGGCCACCAAGGTCATCGAGCGATTCCATGCTCGCAAGAACAAGCGCGTGGTGGACTACGAGCACCAGACCCTGCTCAAGGAAGAGAACGGCCAGCCGGCCCCGGCTGCTGGTTGGTATCAGGAGCTGGAGTGGCGCGAAGGCCAAGGTCTGTTCGCCAAGGTGCAGCTGACTGCTCGCGCTGCTCAGTACATCGCCGATGGCGAGTACCAGTACTTCTCTCCCGTCTTCCTTTACCACCCGACCACTGGCGACGTCCTGGACGTACAGATGGGCGCGCTCACCAATGCCCCGGCAATCGACGGCATGCAGGAACTCAGTCTGCGTGCTGCGGCGTCGTTCGGCTTGTTCGAAGAACCCTCAGAGGAAACCCCCGTGAACAAACTGCACCTGGCGGTAATTGCCGCCCTCGGACTGGCCGCGGCCACCACCGAAGAGCAGGCGATTGCCGCGCTCTCCGCTCACAACACCAACCTGCGCAAGGCGCTGGGCCTGGATGAAGAAGCCAACGGCGAAGCTGTGCTGGCTGCCTGTACTGGCCTCAAGGCCAAGGCGGCCACCAGCGTCGACCCATCGAAGTACGTGCCGGTGTCGGTCGTCGAGGGTCTGAAGGGCGACATCGCTGCGCTCACGGCTCGCCTCGGCGAGCGTGACCAGAAGGATCTCGACAGCGAGATCGCCGCCGCCCTAGATGATGGCCGCCTGCACACTTCCATGGAGGGCTGGGCGCGCGACCTCGGCAAGTCCGACCGCACCGCACTGACCGCCTACCTGGAAAAGGCCGCGCCGATCGCCGCCCTGGCTCGCAGCCAGACCGGTGGCGAGCCGCCGGTGCCTGACGAGAAAACCGGCCTCACCTCCGAGGAACTGGCGGTTTGCTCGCAGATGGGCCTGACCGCCGACCAATTCAAAGCCGCGAAGGAGGCCTGACGCCATGGCCGCGCTCACCAAGGATCGCAACACCAAGCGCCGTGACGCCAAGGTCTTCAGTGACCCGGTAGCGGCTACCACCAAGATCTACGCCGGCTCGCTGGTGTGTATCAACGCCTCGGGTTACGCGGTGCCGGGTAGCACCTCCACCACCCTCAAGGCTCGCGGCGTCGCCCAGGAGCAGGTGGACAACTCCACCGGTGCTGCTGGTGAAAAGCGTGTCGACACCAACCGGGGCTGTTTCCCGTTCGCCAACAGCACCTCCGCCGACGAGATCACCCGCGCCGATATCGGCGCCACGGCCTACATCGTCGATGACCAGACCGTTGCCAAGACCAATGGCACCAACACCCGATCGGCCGCTGGCGTTATCCGCGATGTGGATAGCGATGGCGTCTGGGTCGAGATCTAAAGGAGCGAGACTCAGATGATCATCAACAAAGCCAACCTGGCGATTCTTCACACCGGCTACAAGGCTGCCTTCGCCGCCGCGTTCAGCGGTGCTGCGATCGACTACGACCAACTGGTGCTGGAGGTGAAGTCCGGTACCGCCATCGAAACCTACGGCTGGCTGGGTGCTACGACCCGCTTCCGTGAGTGGATCGGTGATCGCGTGGTGCAGAACCTCGGCGTTCACGACTACTCGATCAAGAACAAGTCGTTCGAGAACACGGTGGGCGTACCTCGCGAAGCGATCGAGGACGACCAGTACGGCATTTACACCCCGCTGATGTCCCAGCTGGGCCAGGACGCCAAGGAACACCCGGCCGAGCTGGTGTATGCCCTGCTGAAGGCTGGTTTTGCCAGCAAGTGCTACGACGGCCAGTACTTCTTCGACACCGACCATCCGGTGATCGGCGCCAACGGCCAGGAAACCTCGGTGAGCAACTTCCAGGGCGGCAGCGGCACGCCGTGGTACCTGCTGGATACCACCCGCATGATCCGCCCGCTGATCCTGCAGAAGCGCAAGCCGTACAACTTCGTGGCGAAGACCGCCGAGACCGACGACAACGTGTTCGACCGCAAGGAATACGTCTGGGGTGTGGATGCGCGCCTGAACGTCGGCTATGGCCTCTGGCAGCTGGCCTACGCCAGCAAGGAAGCCCTCGACGCCACCAGCTTTGGCGAGGCGTATGCCGAAATGCAGAGCCTCAAGGGCGACAACGGCCGCCCGCTCGGCATCCGGCCGAAGCTCCTGGTGGTGCCGCCGAGCCTGCGTGAGAAGGCTCTGGAAGTGGTCAAGGCCGAACGCAATGCCGCCGGTGCAACCAACATCAACCGCGACGTGGTGGACGTGCTCGTCACCCCGTGGCTGGCCTGATGGAGGTGAACCATGGCTAAACGCGCCGCACAGCCCAAGCCCCCAGCTGCAGGCAAGGACGCCGCTCAACCGGCTGCCACTGCACCCGCCGAACAGCTGGCCCCCCAGCCGGCGGGCTCTTCCCAGGACGGTGCTCCGGCGCCGGCCGACAGCGCGGGAGTGGCGGCTGCGGCCGCTGCTCTCTCCGAGCCCATCGCGAGCGAGACGCCTCCCTCGGGCGAAACCCCGGCCGAGGATGGTGCCGGTACTGGGCAGGACGCCCTCCTTAATAACGCTGAGCCTGCAGCACCCACCGAAGCTCCGGCACCTGCTGCACCGGCAGAGCCGTTGCCGTACCCGGATGGCGTAGAGCCTGGCGCTGATCCATTGGCAGCCGCCCTGGCTGAGCTGCAGGACGACGGCGAAGTCGAGGGCCTGTGGATCACCGCCATCCCAGAGGAAGGCTTCCGCCGCTGCGGCTACCGCTTCACCCGCGAGGGCTTCGGCATTGCCCTGTCCGCACTGACCTTCGGGCAGTACGAGCAGCTGGTCCGCGAGCCAATGCTGAAGGTGGAGCAAGGCATGTTCTCGGGCCTGGTGGAGTAACCCATGCAGTACATCACCGCCGCCGACCTGGCCGAACGCCCTGGGGCACGTGAACTGTCACTGGTGGCCACGGCCGCCCACCTGAAGCCGGTTGCCTGGGAGCTGATGGAGGCCACCCTGCGCGGTGGCGATCGCAGCACCTGGACGGTCGACCAGGTGGCGGAGGCGGATGATGCGCTGCGCCGAATTGAAGACGCCGTTGCCCAGGCGGAAAGCCTGATCGACGGCTTCCTGGTCAAGCGCGGCTACAGCCTGCCGCTGAGCCCGGTACCCGAGCTGGTGACCGGCTGGACCCGCGATATCGCTCGCTACTACCTGCACAAGGACCGCAGTGGCAAGGAAGAGACCGACCCGGTGGTGCGGGCCTACAAGGACGCGCTGAAGTTTCTGCAGCTGATCGCCTCCGGTCAGTTCTCCTTGGGCGGCAACGACCCGGTGTCCACCAGCCCGAGTGCGATCGACGTGCGCTTCGAGGCGGACGAGAACGTGTTCAGCCGCGAGCAGTTGAGGGGCTTCCGGTGAGTTCGGCGCCGTTTGCGATCGCACCGGTGATCGCCCGCCTGCAGGAGCAGGTGCCGGCCTTCCAGTTGGTCCAGGGGGCTGCCGAGTACTCCAGGATCAAGAGCTTCAGCGAATTCCGGCCTGACAGCGCCTACGTGCTGCTGGCCCGTGAGCGTGGCGACGCCGAAGGTCCGAAGACCGGCCGCCAGCGCGCGGTGGTGACCTTCGGTGTGGTGATCGCCGTGCAGAACTACCGCGACATCACCGGGGGCGAGTCCCTGGAAGAGATCAGCCCGCTGATCGGCCAGGCCCGCGCCGCAATCATGGGTTGGACGCCGCCAGTTAACGGCGGCCGGCCCTGCTGGTGGCTGCAGGGCGATGTTCTCGACTACGACGAGAACACGCTGCTGTGGGCCGACGTGTTCCAAACCCAACACTTCATAGGTGCAACACCATGAGCAATACCGAGGCCCAGGCCCCCGAGCAGAAGCTGCAGAACGTGACCCTCCTGAAGCCGCACACCCATGGCGGTGTCGACTACGCCGAGGGCGACAAGATCCAGGTCAACGAGGCCGACAAGGCCTGGCTGATCGCCAATGAAATCATCGCGGCTCCGGCCGCCAAGTGAGGGACTGACAGATGAGCCTCTTTTCCTTCCAGGGCAAGCTCTTCGCCGGCAACCGCCTCCCCAACGGCAAGCTGGAGAAGCCCGTGTGGGCCGGTAACGTGCCCTCAATGACGCTGCAGCTGGCCACCGACAGCACCAACAAGACCGAGAGCTTCAGCGGCAACCGCCTGCAGTACGGTCGCCTGCAGCGCGGTAAAACCGCCACCCTCAATGTCACTTTCGACGAGTTTCTGCCACAGAACATCGCCCTGGCCGTCTGGGCGTCGGTGCTGGACGTGGCTGGTGGCAGCGTGACCGGTGAGGTGTTCCCGAGCGGCCTGGTAGCTGGCGACCGGGTAAAGCTGGATCACCCCTTCGTCTCGGCCCTGACCATCACCGACAGCGCGGGTACTCCGGCGACGCTGCCACCGGCCAACTACGAGCTGGAGTCGGCAAATGCTGGCCTGATCGAGCTGCTCAACCCCGGTGCTCTGGTGCAGCCGTTCAAGGCGGCCTACACCTACGCCAGCCGGCAGAGCTTCACCATGTTCACCGCGGCGCCGCCGGAGCGTTACATCCTGCTCGATGGCATCAACACCGAAAACAACGAGCCGGTGATCGTCACGCTGTACCGCTGCAAGTTCGACCCGGTAAGCGAGCTGGCTTTCATCAACGACGAGTATGGCAACTTCGCCCTCACCGGCAGCGTGCTCTACGACGTGGTGAACGCCGCCAACGCTAACCTGGGCGGCTTCGGCCGGATCGACCAGAAGGCGGTCTGACCATGGCGCAGAAGGCCGGAGCCAGAAAGAAGCCTGAAGCGACCGACAAAGGCGCCGACGATCTGCAGACGCTGCACCCAGAGCGCTTGGCGACCATCGCCGGGCGCCAGGTCACGGTGCGGGAGTATGGGTTTATCGAGGGGCTTGGCCTTCGTCCGAAGGCTCAGCCGCTCCTCGATGACCTCTACGCGCAGATCGCCGAAGGCCATATCCCTGAGCTGGAGGAGATCCTGGTGCTGCTTGGTCAGCATCATCTGCTGATCCAGGAGCTGGTTGCTGTGGCTGCGGATGTTGAGCCGCAGTGGGTTGCCAGCCTCAACCAGGACCAGGGCTACCAGCTGCTGATGATGTGGTGGGGGGCCAACGGCCCTTTTTATGTACGCAGCGCGTTCAACCGGGTGGTGGCCAAAAAGTCTGCCGCGGCGGCGCGCGCTGGGCTGACGTCTACGCCACCCTCACCGCCGCCGGTTACGGAACACCCGAGCACATCGGGCGAATGACCCAGCGCCAGATCTTGCTGTACTACGAGGCCGAGCTGCGCCGCCAGCGGCGCGAGCGGGCCGATCGCTTGGTGGATATCAATCTGGCTTTCGCCGGCGGGAAAGAGGCCGAGCAGCATCTGAAGGAGTTGCTGAAGTGAGCGAGCAGCTGTTCGACCTGGACGAGGAAGAGCGGGCCATCTTGTACGCCCACCGGCTGCGCAAGCAGCAGGAGCGAGACCGCCTAGCTCTGCGGCTGAAACTGCTGGACCTGGCCCACCGGTATGAGGCCTGGCTTCAGGAGAATGGACGCGGGAGCAGCTTCTCGTCCTTCGTCAACGAGTTCGGTTGCTCAGAACCTGAGGGCAACAAGCTGTATCAGCAGGTGCAGGCCATTCGTGCCCTGCTGCAGTAGATAGAAAGAGGGCTCCAAGGCCTGGTGGTGGAACACCAGACCTTGGCGCCGAACAGGCAACACCACTGCCAGCCAGCCAAGGCCCTCCGCTCACGCGTGAGCGCGGCGAGCCTAGCAAATTGGAAAGGGTGTTGCCGAGAGTGAAAGAAATTCGTTGTGGCGGCTGTGGCCGCCTGCTGGCTAGAGCCAGCCGATTCGACGCATTACAGATCAAGTGCCCGCGCTGCCGGACCTTGAATCACCTGAAGGCCGAGAGCCTCCCCGAAGCGCCATCGAGCGCCCGCACGGAGGCATCATGCAGGCCCAACCCATCATCCCCTGGATAGGGGGCAAACGGCGTCTCGCCGACCGCATCTTCCCGCTGTTCCCTCGCCACTCTTGCTACGTCGAGCCATTCGCCGGAGGTGCCGCGCTGTACTTCCTGCGGCCGGTACCGGCAGAGGTGGAGGTGCTGAATGACGTCAACGGTGACCTGGTCAACCTGTACCGGGTCGTCCAGCACCACCTGGAGGAGTTCGTCCGCCAGTTCAAGTGGGCCCTGAGTAGCCGCCAGGTGTTCAAATGGCTGCAGGAGACCCGGCCGGAGACCCTGACCGATATCCAGCGCGCCGCCCGGTTCTACTATCTGCAACAGTCGGCCTTCGGCGGCCGCGTCGACGGCCAGAGCTATGGCACCGCCACTACCCAGCCGCCGGGGCTCAACCTGCTGCGCATCGAGGAGTCGCTGTCGGCCGCGCACCTGCGCCTGAGCAACACTTACATCGAGCACCTGACCTGGCAGGACTGCTTCCGCCGCTACGACCGTCCGCACACGCTGTTCTACTGCGACCCGCCGTACTGGCAGACCGAAGGCTACGGCGTGCCGTTTGGCTTCGAGCAGTACGAGCAGATGGCCGAGATGCTGGGGCAGATCAAAGGCAAGGCGATCGTCAGCCTCAACGACCACCCGGACATCCGCCGGGTGTTCGGCCGGTACCACATCGAGAGTACTGACATCACCTACACGGTGGGCGGTGGTAAGGGCTCTGAGGCGCGAGAGGTGCTGATCTTCAGCTGGGATATCCAGGCGGAGCCGGCGGGGCTGTTCTGACTACAGCCCGCGCCTGAGCATCGGTTACTTGGGCTTCCGCTGCTCGATCGCATCTCTGGCCCCTTGCGGGAGCTTCATATAGGCCTGCTGAACTCGTGCTGGCCGGTCGATGCGGTCTTCAACGATCAGATTGATCATCTCGAACAGCAGATGGGCAATCTCAGGACTGTCATCGAGCACAATCGCGCCCGGGTGAACGCCGTTATTGCCAACGACCCTGCAGTAATCAAGGGCCTGCTGGACGTGTACATCCAGGCCTTTAGCTACTAGGTTGCCGATGTCGTCATTGAGGTTCTTTCCCTTCTCTCCTAGATGAACCATCAGCTTCTGGAGAGCCAGCCGAATAAGCGCCGCAGCAGCCTTGGGAGACTGGGCAACGATCATCCGAGCCTCGTCATAGTCAGCCTTGCAGTCCTGGGGCATCGCCTGATGCGCATCCGGTACTGACGAACTCGTCGGGTGGATCAGCGCTGTACCTATCCAGTACGCGCATTGCTTACACCTGGTGCAGAACGAGAATGCACACCCAGGGCCGGCTTCCACCCAAGCCGCATATACAGATCGGCCAGCTGGAGACCAAGACTGCTCTGCGTATACGCCGCAATGCGGGCAATGAAACTCTGGTGCATTACGAACTGGAGGGAAATGCTCGGACATCTAAAGCTCCTTGTGCCCTATTGATCTAGTGGTGCCTGTATACCCGTTGAGCGATTGCTGCTCCAGTCTGGTTTTTGCCCCGTCCAAAATACATTGCCTCCCGCGCGCGCGAGCATGACGGCACATCCACTGCCTGACTCCGCCCGCCATGGCCTCCAAAGACCTCGAAATTGCGCTGCGCATCCAAGCCGACCTCAAGCAGGGCCAGCAGGCCCTGCGGGAGTTCGGCGGCGATGTAGCCGAAGTGGGCTCGGCCGCTCAGCAAGCGAACACCCAGCTGCAGGCAACCGCGGCCGCAACGGACAAACTGGCTGCCAAGTCGCAGGGCGCGGCTGCAGGCATCAAGAAGGTCGGCGACTCCGCCAAGGGTGCTGCCGGTGGCTTCGATGAGGGGGCGGAGGCGGCACAGCGCCAGGCGCGCGAGCTGGCCGAGCTGCTGGGGCAGATCGACCCGGTTATCCGCGAGCTGGATCGACTGGATGACATGGAGCAGCGCCTGCGCGGCTTCCGCAGCAAGGGGCTGATCGACGCCGAGGGGTTCGACCTCTACAACGCCAAGCTGAAGGAAAACCGTGTCCGCCTGGCTGGCAGCGAAGAGACCATGCGTGCGGCCGGCATCACCGCCGGCCAGTACAAGCAGGCCATGGCCCAGCTGCCGATGCAGATCACCGACATCACCACCAGCCTGGCCAGCGGCATGCCGGTATGGATGGTGGCCATCCAGCAAGGTGGCCAGATCCGCGACAGTTTCGGCGGAATTGGCAATGCCGGCCGGGCGTTGCTGACCACCCTGAACCCGCTGACCTTGGCCATCGGCGCGGCCGTTGTGGCTACCACCGGCCTGCTGGTGGCCTACCAGCAAGGCGGCAAGGAAGGCTTCGAGTTCAACAAAGCCATCATCATGACTGGCAACTCGGCCGGTACCAGCGCCGACCAGCTGGCCAACATGGCCGCGCGCATTGATGGCATCTCAGGTACCCAGCGCCAAGCTGCTGCCGCGCTCGCCGAAGTGACCAATGCCGGCAAGTTCACCGCCGAGCAGATCGAAAAGATCGCGACTACCGCCGTAGTGATGGAGAACACCATCGGCAAGGCGGTGGGCGATACCATCGCCGAGTTCGAGCGCCTGGCTGATGAACCGGCCCAGGCGGCTGCCGAGCTGAACGAGCAGTACAACTTCCTCACTGCGGCTGTGTACGAGCAGATCGCCGCTCTGGAAGCCCAGGGTAATGAAGCCGCCGCCGCCCAGCTGGCCATGGATGCCCTAGCCAGCACCATGCAGCAGCGTGCCCAGGAGATCGCCGGTAACCTGGGGCTGATCGAGTCGGCCTGGAAGGGCATCAAGAACGTCGCGGCCGAGGCCTGGGACGAGATGCTGGGCATTGGCCGGGATGCCACCCTGGAAGACCAACTGGCAGAAGTGCAGCGCCGGCGCACCGATGCGCGCTATGGCGTGCGCGGTGATCGCCTGGGGACTAGCATCGACCCGGAAACCGCTGCCGCGCTCGATGCCGAAGAGCAGCGGATCAACCTGCAGATTCAGCAGCGTGACCAGGAAGCGGCCTGGGCGGCCCAGCTGACCAAGATCAACGAGGACTCCATCGCTGCCCAGCAGGCGCTGGCGAAGATCCGCGAGCAGTCGCTCAGCAAGGTTGAGCAGAAGGAAAAGGCGATCGCCGAATACCGGGCCAACGTGGAGAAAGTCCGCGCGGCCAACCCAGACTCGGAGCTGATCAGCGACGACAAAATCGCCAAGGACATCGCCGCCATCGAGGCGCGCTACGCCGAGCGGGTGAAGAAGACCCGCACTGCCAAGCCGAAGGTGGACCAGGAGCTGAAGCAACAGGAGCAGTACGTTGCCCAGCTGGAGCGCCAGGCAGCCACTCTGGGCAAGAACGCCGAAGAGGTGCGGCAGTACGAGCTGGCCGAGAAAGGCCTGACCGGCGCCCTGCAGGCGCGTGCCGCAGCAGCCCTGGAGCTGATCAACCAGGAGGAGCGCAAGCGCCAGGCCGACGCCGATGGCAAGCAGCTGGCCAGCCTGCAGGCGCAGCTGCTGGCTGCCCAGGGGCAGCAAGCAGCTGCTGCGGCCATGCAGATCGAGCAGCAGTATGGCGAGCTGATTTCCCGCCTGCAGGAGCGCGGTGATCAGGCGGGCCTGAACCTGGTCGACAGCCTGATCAATGTCGAGCGTGCTTCTGCCCAGCTTGGCGAGCTGCAGGCTCAGGTTGATCGCGTGTTCGCCGACCAGGCTCGCCAGGAGAGCAGTATCCAGGCTCAGCAGCAGGCCGGGCTGATCAGCGAGATCGGTGCTCGCCAGCAGATCATCGACCTACATGCCCGCACCGCTGCCGAGGTGGAGAAGCTGTTGCCGCAGATGCAGCAGCTGGCCGAGGTGACTGGTGACCCGGCCGCTATCGAGCGGGTGAAGGATCTGCAGGCCCAGCTGGAGCAGACCAAGTACACCGCGGACGAGCTAAGCAACGCACTCAAGTCCGGCTTCGAGACCGGCCTGGCGAGCGCCCTGGAGGGGCTGGCAACTGGCACCATGACGCTGCAGGAGGCTGCCACCAGTTTTATCACCAGCATCGCCAGCTCGATGGCGCAGGTTGCCTCGCAGAACCTTGCCGAGATGGCCACGGATAGTCTGGGTGGATTGTTCAGCAGCGGGGCTGAAGTTGCGGCGGACACTGCTGGGGCTACCGCTACCGCTGCGGCTATCACCACCGCATCCACAGCCGGCGCTTCAACGATGGGAGCTGGCATCACCGCTGGTGGTACCACCGCAGCTACGGCTATGGCGGCAGCCATTACCTCTGCAGGTACGGCTGCAGCTACGGCTATGGCAACAGCGATGGCCACCGCCGGCGCAACCAACTCAACAACGTCTGCCCTCAGCTCTGCGGCTTCTGTTGCAGTGATGGCTGCCACTGGTGGTCATATCCAGGGCGCTGGCACCGGTACCAGCGACAGCATCCCAGCAATGCTCTCCAACTGGGAGTTCGTCACCCGAGCCGCTGTGGTGCAGCAAGAAGGCGCGCTGCCGTTCCTTCACGACTTCAACGCCCGCGGCATGGCCGCCCTGGACGACTACGCCCGCCGCGTTCACCACGCCACCGGCGGCCTGGCCGGCGTACCGGCTCCGGCCGGGCATGCACCTGGTCGCGCCGGCACCCAGCTGGCCGAACCGGCCAAGAGCATGAGCGCCACCCTGCAGAACAGCCAGAACTTCTACCTGGTCGACGATCCGCAGCGCATCGCCGAGGTGGCTTTCGGCTCCCGCCAGGGCCAGGACGCGATGATCGTGGCGATCTCCCGCGACCCCACCAAATTCAAAGCAGCTCTAGGGATGAACACCTGATGGCTAACCAGATCGGCAACGCCAGCAACCTGGAGGATCTCTTCGGCAAGATCCTCACCTTCCTTACCACCGACGCGACCCTGGTCAGCGCCGGCCAGGCCTGGCAAGCCTTGCGCGTGCGTCGGGACAACCTGCAGGCGCTGACCACCAACCTGGTGGAGCCAAGCATCGTCCAGTCCCGAAAGGCGATCACCACCTGCCGCTACGATGCTCGCTCGCTGAACACCAATGCCCCGGGCAGCCAGCGGCAGGCCTACTTCCGCGCGGACAACTTCTCCGCCGGAGTCAGCTATGTCCAGATGCAGTTACGGCAGGCCCGCGCGGTGGCGAAGGTGCGGTTGAGGGCGCCGACCTTTGCCTCCGACCTGGACAACATGGTCCGAAACTTCCGGCTGCAGTACTCGGACAACGGCTCCAGCTGGACCACCGCGCTGACCGTCAATGCCTCGACCATCTTCTCGGTGGGCGAATGGCGCGAGTATGCGGTGCCAGGCACGCCCGGCTCTCATGTGTACTGGCGAATCCTCGTAGACAGCGTGCAGAACGCAACCACCAATATCGGCTGGGCCTCGATGTTGCTGCTTGAGGCCGACGGGACCGTCGCCAACCACTTCGGCAGCGAGATGATTCTCAAGGCCCCAGGCTTGGGCGGTACCGACGAGATTTTCGTGGGCATCCGCTCGGAGTACGACACCGCCGCCGGCTGGTTCAACCTGTTCCTCAACGGTTACTCCGGCTACGACCTCAACGAGCAGTCCTGGTTTGATCAGCCTGGGGCGCTGCCAGGCTACTCGGCGGGGCAGCCGCTAGCGGTGCCGATGGTGCCGTGCTGGGACACGACCATGCCGTACTGGTTCGTCGCCAGCGGCCGCAGCTTCCGCTTCGCCGTGAAGGTCTCCACCAGTTTCGAGGGCGGTTACCTTGGCTTCATGCTGCCCTACGCCACGCCGGCGCAGTACCCATACCCACTGCTGGTGGGAGGATCGCTAGTTCCGCAGGACGGATTGCGCTCGGCCGAATGGCGCTACAGCTATGCCAACTGGCGTCATGGGGTGTTCCCTGGTCCAGGCGCTGACTCGTTTCCTGGTGCGGAAGGTAGATGGGCAACCCTGTACCTGCGCAGCCCCAGTGGCGAGTGGATTTACTTCGCCAATCGGCCCAACTCGGGCACCCCAACCCCCGAAGGACTCTATGGCCCACAGATTCAGGTCAACGCTCCATACACCGCAAGCGCCGGCTGGCGGTCGGTCTGGCCGCATTGCATGAACGATCAGTGGGCGTCCGGAAAGCGACCCTACCGCGACTGCCTGGGAGGCGGCTACATCCTGCAGCGCTGCGTGCTGCTGCAGCGCGCGCCGACGCCGACGCTGTTCGGCGAGTTCGAGGGAGTTTTCAGCATTTCCGGCTACCAGAACGCCCCTGAGAACACCACAAACATTGGTGGCAAGAACCACGTAGTGTTCCAGAACGCCTACCGCAACACCGTCCACGAATTCTGGGCGCTGTCGCTCGACTAAGGAGACCCGTATGGCCTATCAGACTGGCGCCGCCACCTCGGCAGCGGATCTGCTCGACAAGTTCCGCATCTTCGCCGAGGCCCAGGGCTGGACCACCAACCGCAACGCCGCTGCCGGCTCTGGCCGTGAGGTCTGTATCAGCAAGGGCGCCGCCTTTTTCAATTTTCGCGCCTATCAGAACGAGACAATGATCGTGAATGGCGTAAGCGGCGCCAATAAGTACGGCATCGCGCTGAACGGTTCGGACGGCTATGACTCGGGCTCCGCCTGGGATCGCCAGCCCGGCTATCCCGTTCGTGGGTCAGCCACCCTCGGGGACCAGGGGCACGCAATGATGCCGCTGGTGACCGCGACCGGGCCTTTTCCCTCGCATCACTTCTTCGCGCCCAATTCGAACTGCCTCTACTGCGAGCTGGAAGTGAACGACGGTGTCTACCTGCGCTTCGGATGCGGTTCGCTGGATCTGTTCAACCCGGCTGCACCTGGTGGCGGTCGCTTCTTCTATGCCACTGGCGGCGGCCATGTCACCAACTCCACCGCTCCGAGCGCATGGTTGGGAGCGGATATGGACAATGCCAGTGTCGGCCTGGAGCTAGTGCCTTTCCGTGGAGCTGACTACATGAGCGGCACGCCTGGCCTGTCGGGTTCGATGGTCCGCGTCGGCTTCGGCTCCTTCAACAACTGGGCGAACTCGGGGCGCCTGATAATCACCGCTCGCCAGGGAATGGTTGCCCAGGGCGGTGGATGCCATGACAAGCTGCTGATGCATTTCAGCCCGTCGCCCCTAAATGGCATCGCCACCCTGGTGCCTTGCATCATCAGCCTCAACGTCGGCGACGAGTTCCTGGCACCGATCGGTTCGATGCCCGGCATGCGCTTCATGGACATGACCAACTACCAGCCGGGGGACGAGTTCACCTTCGGCGGCGACACCTGGAAGGTGTACCCCTGGTATCAGAAAGGCGGGCTGAGCTTTCAGCGCGCTCTCGCAATGCTCAAGGTGGCATGATGCCGGCGATATCCACCTATGCGGTGATCGGCCTGGGCACCATGGTGCCGGCCTGGCCGGACTTCGCCGCGGGCCTGGATGGTTTCGGGCCGGTCGACAACAGCCCGCCGGTATCGGCAGGCGCCGTTGACTCGCCACGCTTTGGCCTCGGTATCAGCCAGCTGCCGATCGCCGAGGTGGCAGAGTCCATTTTCGCCAAGCTCTGCCCCAGTTTCCTGGACGACTACTACTTTCGCGTCCATGCCAACCCGCCGCGTCTCGACCTGGGCAACGTCGTTTCCACCCAGGTATCGCCGGTGCGCATCTGGAACGCCTGGCTGGAGCCGTTGACTCTCGAAGGCATCGCCGGCATCGAGGAGGGAGTGCTGCTGAGCGGCCATCCGGCGCCGCCCATGCTGATTGCCGCGCTGGAGGAACTGATCTGGCAGGTAGCCGTAACACCAGACGGCCAGCCGGTGCTGGACACGGTTCTGGAGTGGTCATTCGACAATGGCGATATCGCCGGCGTCCGAGTAACCGCCAACCGTATCATCGCTTGGTCGTTCACCCCGGACTGGGCGGATGGTGTGGTCGAGTCGCTGGAATGGCTGACCGACATCCTCACGAGCGAGACGGCCGTGGAGCAGCGCCGCGCGCTACGCCTGGCCCCGCGCCGCGAGTTCGAGGCACAAATGTATGTTGAGGGCAGCGACCGCCAGTTGCTGGACATGCTTCTCTACGGCTGGGGCAGCCGGGTTTGGGCGCTGCCGATGTGGCACGAGATCCAGCTGCTGCAGAGCGATCTCGCCCTGGGAGCGCAGCGCATCGATTGCACGACGCAGCACCTGGACTTCGAGGCGGGCGGGCTGGCGATGCTGCGCGGCGATACCGCCTTCGAGTTTGAGGTTGTGGAGGTAGCCACCCTGGACGCCGGCGGGCTGAACCTGACTCGGCCGACCCAGAGCGCCTGGCCGCGTGGCTCGCGCCTCTATCCGGTTCGCCCGGCGCAGCTCCTGGAGCCGCCAGCACTGACTCGGCTGACCGACCAGGCGGTGGCCATGGACGTCCGCTTCCGCCTGTCCAACCCCAGCAACTGGCCGGCGACGCTGCCCACCACGCTCTACAGGGGCTTCCCTGTGCTCGAACAGCGCCCCGACGAGAACGAGGATCTGACTTCCAGCTTCGAGCGGCTGACCCAGATCCTGGACTCGGGTATGTCCATGCCGCTGCTCAGCACCACCAGTCGGGCGCTCCCGGTGCAGGGATGGCGCTGGCTTGAGCTGGGACGGGCGGCGCGGGCCAGCTTCCGCTCGATGCTCTATGGACTGCGCGGCCGCCAGGTGCCTGTCTGGGTGCCGACCCATGCCGACGACTTGCAGCTGGTGGCCCCGGTCAACGGTGCGGCGATCGCCCTCGATGTCGCCAACATTGCCTACACCCGCTTCGGCCAGGCTCGCCCAGGGCGCCGCGATATCCGCATCGAGCTGTTGAATGGAACGGTCTTCCACCGGCGCATCACCGGCAGCACCGAGATGGCTGGTGGCATCGAGCGCCTGGCCATCGACAGTGCGCTGGGCCAGCCGGTCGACCCCAGCCAGGTCGCGCGTATCAGCTGGATGGTGCTGAGCCGTGGCAACAGCGATCGCGTGGAGATCGAGCACCAGACCGACAGCGAGGGTGTGGCCAGCTGCTCCCTGACTTTTAGAGGAGTACGCGACGATGAGTTTTGACGGCCGTGAGGTATCGCTCGCCGGCGGCCAGCCGATCCGGCTTTACGAGTTTCGTCGCGGTGCCCTGCGCTGGGCCTACAACACCAGCGACCGAGACCACATCTTCGCCAACCAGATCTACCGCTCCGTGCGGGGCGGGATCAGCGACCAGGGCATCCTGCACTCCGGCGACCCGAACACCGACAAGCTGGTGATCAACGCGCCGGCCGACCTCGACGTGGCGCAGCTGTACCGCGGCTCGGCCCCAAGCGACGAAGTCGGCGTGACGGTGCGGGACATGCACTACGGCGATCCCGAGGTGCTGGTCTCGTGGATCGGAAGCGTGGCCAACGTGAACTGGCCCACGTTCGATCGGAGCCGCATCACCTGCCTGAGCATCGAGGCCAGCATGTACCAGCCGGGCCTGGTCGAGACCTACACCAGGTCCTGCTCGGCCGTGTTAGGCGACAGCAAGTGCGGTATCAACTTGGACGCGTACCGCATCACTGGCCTCCTGCAGGGGATGACTGGCGCGACGCTGATCGCGGGCGCGGCCGGCGCCTTCCCTGATGGGTACTTCACCGCCGGCTATGTGGAGTGGGATATCGGCTCCGGTGAGTTCGACCGCCGCCACATTGAGAGTCACGTGGGCTCCACCTTGTGGATGCTAGGCGGCACCGCCGGCATTCCAGGAGGCGCCCAGGTGCGCATCTACCCAGGCTGCGACTTCCTCATCACCACGTGCAACACCAAGTTCGGAAACAAGGACAGGTTCCGCGGAATTCCTCACCTACAGGGACGTTCCCCCTTCGATGGCAATCAGGTCTGGTGATCTATGTGGCCCCAAATCGTCTGGCTCGTCGCCTGTCTCATCATCAGCATCGCGCTGCAGCCCAAACCCAAGTCGCCCAAGCCCACGGCATTCGAGGATATAGACTTTCCCCTCTGCGACGAGGGCGAGGACAAGACAGCAGTTTTCGGCCAGGTCTGGCAGAAGGGCTGGATGGTGCTGACCGTCGGCAACTACCGCACCAAGAAGATCAAGTCGAAGGGTGGCAAGAAGTGATCATCACCGTCGACCACCTGCATTCGGTGCCGACCTGGAACGGGCGGCAAGGCTATTGCCACAAGCAATCGCGGCTCTTCTTCCGGCGCTATGGCCTGGACTGGTTGAAGTTCCTGCAGGAAGGCATTGACGACCAGGTGCTGCTGGACACCGGCGACGACCTGGCCCGCCACCTGGTGGAGCATGCACGCCGGGAGGCTGGCCTATGAGCAGCGGCAGCAAAAAGGTCACCGTCGGCTTCAAGTACTTCTTCGACATCCACATGGGCCTAGGCCTGCCGATAGACGAGCTGGTGGCCATCAAGGCCGGCGGCAAGGAAGCCTGGCGCGGATCGATCAGCAACAACGGCGAGATCCAGATCGACAAGGAGGAGCTGTTCGGCGGCGAAAGCGGCGAAGGCGGTATCAAGGGTGACCTCTACGTGATGTTCGGCGAAGAAACCCAGACCGTTTATTCGCGCCTGGCCAACCTGCTGGGTGGCCTGGTACCGGCCTTCCGCGGCATCACTACCGCCTTCTTCTCCGGGATGGTCACCGCGATCAACCCCTACCCGAAGCCCTGGGAGTTCCTGCGCCGGGGAGGCAACCGCCTCTGGGATGGCGAGGGGGCCTGGTACCCAACCAAACAGTTCATCTGGCTGGCCTCCAACCAGATCAAGGCCATGAACCCGGCCCACATTCTTTATCTCATGTACACCGGCACCCGCTTCCGTGGATTGAACCGGGCGCGGATGGACGATGCCGCCTGGCGTGCGGCCGCTGATCGCCTCTACAGCGAGAACCTAGGGCTGTGCTTGGAGTGGCGCCGTAGCGACAGCTTCAAGAACTTCCGCGACTCGGTGCTGGCCCACATCAGCGCCGAGATCTACATGGACCGCCGCACGGGGCTGATCAGCATCCGGTTGCTGCGTGACGACTACGACGTGAACCTTCTGCCGCTGTTCGACGAGGACAGCGGCTTGCTGGAGATTGTCGAGGACGAAGTGCCCAGCCAGACCTCGGTACCGAGCCAATTGGTCGTCAATTACGTCGACGCGATCACCGGTGACGGCCGCTCGGTGCGGGCGGTCAACGCGGCGGTCGCCGCTCGCGACCTCGGCCGCTCCTCCGAGTCGGTCGACTACCCAGGCGCACCCACTGGCGAGATCGCTGCACGCTTGGCCCAGCGTGACCTGCGCATCCGCACCTCCGGCCTCAAGCGGTTCAAGGTGGTGCTCGATCGCCGCGGACGCAATCTTTCGCCGGGTCAACCGTTTCGCCTTCGCTCGCTGAAGCGTGGCATCGACCAGGTCGTGGTTCGCGCCACTCGGATCGAGGACGGCACTCTGGTGGATGGCAAGATCTCGATCACTGCCCTACAGGACGTGTTCGGCCTGCCGGCGACCAGCTTCGTGGCTGTGCCGCCGGAAGGTTGGCTGCCGCCTGATCGCGCGCCTTATGCGATTACCACCCGGCGGATCTTCGAAGTGCCGTATCGCGACCTGGCAGCCAGCCTGGACCCAGCCAACCTGGAGCTCGTCGACCCGACCGCCACCTACGTCGCCGCTGTCGCCCTGGCGCCGACCTCGATGTCGCTCAGCTACACCCTGGTCGACCGGGTCGGCGGCTCCGGTGACTTCCTCACCCGCGAGTCCGGTGACTGGTGTCCATCTGGCCTGCTGGTCGGCGCCCTGGACAAGGTGGCCACCAGCATCTCCCTGACTTCGACCTCCCGCCTGGAGGATGTCGAGGTGGGGATGGTGGGCATGCTCGACCAGGAGATGGTCCGCGTCGACGCGGTGAACTACTCGACCGGTGCGCTGACCCTGGGCCGTGGCTGCCTGGATAGCGTGCCAGAGGAGCATGCGGCGGGCGCCCGGCTTTGGTTCTACGACGGATACACTGGTGAGGACGAGACGGCCTACTCGATCGGCACCGGCCTGCAGGTGAAGCTGCTGACCAGGACGAGCCAGGGCCAACTTGCTTCCGGCCTGGCCTCCACCGACTCGATCAGCCTGCAGGGACGCCAGGGGCGGCCATACCCGCCAGGCCTGTTCCGGGTCGGAGGCGCGGCCTATCCCGCGCAGATCGTCGGCACCGTGACCGTGACCTGGTCGCACCGTGACCGCCTCCAGCAGGCCGACCAGGTGATCGACACCACCCTGGGCAACATCGGCCCCGAGCCCGGCACCACCTATAGCTGCCGCCTGATCCGGGCCGACAACAGCGTCCAATTGGCCATCTCTACCGGAATCACCGGCACCTCGGTCTCACTCCCCACCGGCTACGTGGGAATGGTGATCGTGGAGCTGTGGTCGTCCCGAGGCGGCCTCGACAGCCTGCAACGCCACCGCCACACCTTCGAGCACCTGGCAGGCGAGCCGCTGCTCACCGAGTCCACCGAAGACCTGCTGACCGAAACCGCTGAATTGCTGACCGCGGAGAGCTGAGATGGCAAAGAAGATCACCGAACTACCTGACGCCACGCTGCCCCTGGCCGCCGCGGACTTACTCCCGGTTGTTCAGGGTGGCGTCACCAAGAAGGCACCGATCAGCGCCATCGCTGGCGTGGTGGCTAAGGCGTTCAACAGCGCCAACGTTTCCATCCCGACCGGCGCCTTCACCGTCGTCCCGCTGAATACCACCATTTATGAGGCTGGCGGTGAGTCGCACAGTGACACCGTCAACAACTCGCGCCTGATCGCACCGGTGCCAGGCTTCTATCTATGTGGCTCCGGGGCGGTGTTCGCCTTCAACGCCACTGGGCGGCGGATGCTCAGAATCATGAAGAACGGCTCCACCCCCATCGCGCTGGATACCCGCCAGGCTGTCACGTCCAGCTCCGGCGGTACAGGAATGGGGTCTCCGGTCACACCGGTCCAGCTGGTAGCAGGTGATTACCTCACCCTGGAGGCATACCAGGACAGCGGCAGCAGCCTGGATATCGTGGCCACCGCTGAGTACTCGCCCATGCTGTGGATGGTCAGGGTGATGCCGGCATGACCAGTGCGGTGGAGATCGATGAGCAGGAGTTCGCGGTCGCCATCGCAGAGTTGGCGGGCCAGCCCGACGTCGAGCGCTTCTGCCTTGATGGGCACCTGCTGATGGTCCAAGGCGTTGCTCAGGAAGTACTGGAGCAGGCCTCGGCGGCCTACCACCGGCACGTGGCTGACCAGCGGGCCCGAGATATGTTCAAGCGCCAGCGCGCCGAAGCGGTGGCTGCAATCAAGGTCACCACTTCTGCCGGGCATATGTTCGACGGCGACGAGATCAGCCAGGGGCGGATGGCCAGGGCGATCCTTGGACTGCAGGCACAGGGAAGTGGCGCATCGGTGCTGTGGGTGCTCTCCGACAACACGGTAGTCCAGGTGGGGGAAGAGGAGCTGATCGAGGCGCTCACCCTGTCCGGGCTCAAGCAAGCCGAACTCTGGGTGCAGCCCTAG